CACATCGCCGAACGAGAGAGAGACAAGCGCATGAGCACCATCGAGGACATCAAGGGCTACTCCGCCTACAAGCTGGCCGCACTGGCTGACGTGTTCAGCCCGGACTCGGACGAGTCGGAGGGGGCGCGACTGCTGAGCAGTGTACGTGACAGTGTGATCGAGCGGGTCGAGTACCTGATCGAGACGGACGAGCTGAGCCTGGAGGATGCGGTCGAGGAGATCCGGGACGGCGACGCCCTGGGGGAGATCGCAGACGGTGCGCCGAGCGTCTACACGCACCGACTCTGGACCGAGTTCCTGGACCTGGGTGGGTACCGCGAAGACCTCAGCGACCACGACCTGACGGTCGGCGCGGACAACCTGGAGCGGGTGCCGAGCCTGGCCCTGTACCTGATCGCATGGCGGCTGGCAGACCTCCTCCTGGACGAGCTCGCCGAGTAGTACCCAGCCTGACCGGCAGACACCGGGGTTCGAGTCCCCGGCAGGCACTCAGCAACACCGCTGACTCTGAGAGGACACACCATGAAGCTCCGCCACAAGATCGCCGCTGTCTTCACCCTGGTCGCCTTCGGGTACGGCCTGGGGTCGGGCCACCTGGACCTGAACGTCGAGGCCAAGGGCAAGGCACCGGTCGAGGTGCAGACGGTCGCCTCGGCCAAGCCTGTGACGCTCCCCGCGAAGGTCGAGTACATCGAGGTCAAGGTCCCGACCGGCAACCTCCCGACCACGCCCTGCTCTGACGAGGGTGGCCGGAACTGCTACTGGGACGGGGGCAAGGAGCTGAACGGCAAGGCTCCGAGCTACTGGGTCGACCGCAACGGGGTCGTGACCTACCTGAACCCGAAGTGGAACGACACGGTCAAGCGCCTGACCTGGGAGGCCGGGCAGCGCAAGGCCAACCATGAGAAGTGGGGCACGGTCGACGGTCACCGTGACTGCTGGGCGAAGGTGGGGAACACCAGCTACGTGTACTGCTGGGACGGGTACAAGACCAGCTCCTGAACGACCAGCGTGAGCGGCACACCCCGAGGTTCGAGTCCTCGGCACGCACTCCGGGCAAGCGGTGACAGCGCCTGCCCACTGCGAGAGGTGGCACCGAGTGAGCTTCTTCGAGTACAGCCAGAACAACTCCGGTGGAGGCTTCGACTTCGACGCCGATGCTGGCATCACCCACTACGTGATCATCGAGGCGAAGGACCACCTCGAAGCGAACTACCTGGCCGAGCGGATCGGCCTGTACTTCGACGGCGAAGGTGACTGCGACTGCTGCGGGTACCGCTGGTCTGAGTGCTGGGACGGGGACCGGGGCGAGAAGGTCCCGAGCATCTACGGGACGCCGATCTCGGACTACGACTTCGGCTTCCGCTGGATGCGGGGAGATCGCCCCGAGGCGTACGTACACTTCGCAGACGGCACCGTCCAGGGCTACGGCTTCGACACCAAGATCCTGAAGTAGAGAGAGAGGGAGAGCAGTGGACCACGCAGAGATCGCAGCACGGAACCCCGAGGCAGCAGCCCGAGTGATCCTCCGAGCGCATGAGCTGGGGGGTGACGTCGGCAACGCCTGGGAGGTCTTCGCCGATGGTGTGGGGGTGCGGAACGCGGCCTCCTACTTCCGAGCTACGACGCCGGACGCGGACGAGATCGCCCGCAAGTACAGCTTCGAGAACTACCCCTTCGAGTGATCGAGGGAGCCTGACTGGCAGACACTCCGGTTCGAGTCCGGGGCAGGCACTCCGGGACTGCGGTGACAGCGCGGTCCCACTGCGAGAGGAGATCCACACCGTGAGCATCTACACCACCGAGGCCCTTGCCGACATCGCCCTCGTCCTGAAGACCGACGAGCTGCCCGAGGAGATCGTGGCGATCGTCAACAGCCTGGTCGAGAACGAGCGGGAGGACGCCTACTCGGACGGCCACGACGACGGATACTCGGAGGGCGAGGACTTCGCCTACTCCGAGGGCTTCGAGAACGGTCGCTCCGAGGGCTACGACGAGGGCTACGACGAGGGCGTCGAGGCTGGCCGCGAGGAGGCCGAGCAGGACGCCGCCTGATCCAACCTTGACACACTCGCACACGATGTGAGAGTGTGAGCACACACCAACCGAGAGGGAGCACACAGTGAGCAAGATGGGCAGCCTGGTCATCGACCTGATCTCCTACGAGGAGGGCGCGCTGGACGACGCCGAGACTCTGGAGCTGTTCGGCAAGCTGGTGAAGTCGGGCATGGCCTGGACTCTCCAGGGCCACTACGGACGAGTCGCCAAGGACATGATCGAGTCCGGCTACCTGACCGAGGAGGGTGAGGTCACCGAGCTCGCGGAGTACGAGCTCGACCTGGTGTGAGTGTGTGAGCAGTAGGTAGCGCGACCGGCAGACACCGAGGTTCGAGTCCTCGGCGCGCACTGTGATCTCCCAGAGGAGGGAGGTCATCGAACGAGAGGAGCACCCCAGTGAGGTGCGACGTGATCAACAGCCAGTCCGAGCAGTGCAAGAACGAGGTTCCGGTGCCGGGCATCTGCTCGACCCACAAGTACCGGCTGCGTCGCTACGGCGACGTCCAGGCTGACCGTCCCATCCGCCCCTACTCCGAGCGCAAGACCGGCAAGGTCGAGCGGTACGACGGCAACACCGAGGCCGAGCGGTTCTGGTCCCGAGTGGTGGAGGACGAGGGCCACTGGCTCTGGGGTGGGTCGTTCATCCGTGACGCGGCTGGCGAGGAGACCGACCAGGGTCAGGCGATCTACGACGGCTTCAGCCAGACCGCCCGGCGCATCGGCTTCATCCTGGTGCACGGCGAGATCCCCGACGAGGTCCGCGTCTACCACACCTGCTCGACCTGGTCGTGCGTCAAGCACACCGAGGCCCGCTACCCGGACGGCACCGTCTTCGTGCCGCTGGGTCAGGAGATGGCTGCGTGAGTCCCTGGGTCGGCAACGAGTACCGGTGGACGGTCGAGGAGGCCATCGCCGAGCACACCTACGACAAGTACGGCCAGGAGTACGAGGAGCTGCGCGAGTCGCTGCTCGACCTGGTCAAGGCCGCTCGGTGGGAGGCAGCGCAGGAGCTGGCCGAGCTCGACATCCCCGACCCGATGGGTCGCAACTTCTACACCGGCATGGGCGTGAGCTACGCCGCCCAGTACCTGAACCCCTACGAGGAGGACCCGAAGTGAGTGGACCGACCCTGCTGATCGGACTGTCCGGCTACGCCGGATCTGGCAAGGACGAAGCGGCCAAGGCCCTGGTCGTGGGTGGCTGGAGGCGAGACGCCTTCGCTGACCGGCTCCGCGCCTTCCTCCTGGCGCTCGACCCGTGGGTGGACACCTACCCTGACGTCGGTGTCGTCCGACTGGCCAAGCTGGTCGAAGCCTACGGGTGGGACCGGGCGAAGCGGCAGTTCCCCGAGATCCGAAGGCTGCTCCAGCGCACGGGCACCGAGGCTGGTCGCAAGATCCTCGGAGCTCAGGTCTGGGTCGACGCCCTCATGAAGGACTTCGACCGCGAGAACGAGGCGCTGGTCGTGACCGACGTGCGCTTCCAGAACGAGGCCGACGCCATCCGCAAGGCCGGGGGCGTGATGGTCCGCATCAACCGCCCTGGCGTAGGCCCTGCGACCGATCCGGGCGGCTGGGTGCATGAGAGCGAGGTCGCCCTCGACCACTACGACTTCGACGTCACCATCGAGAACGACGGAGACGAGATCGACCTGCATGAGCGGCTGCTCAGCACCGCCCTGCTCATCAACCTGAAGGCGCTGACCGCATGACCTGCGAGGTCGAGGAGTGCGACCGCAAGCGGTTCGATCTCCACCTGTGCCGGATGCACCACGACCACTACGTGGAGACCGGCTCCGTGGACGGGGCCACCCCCAAGAAGCGGGCCAAGGCCAAGCCTCGGTGCGCCGTGAAGGGGTGCCGGATGCCGAGGGACCTGATGACCCTCTGCGGCCCCCACAACTACCGGTTGCAGCTCGTCGGAGCCAAGGCGTTCAAGTTGCACATC